AATCGTAGAACGAAGACGGAGTTTGGTAGCAAACGGGATCTTTCTGAAGATTAACCTTTTAACTATGGGTAAATAAAACTATGGCAAATACTAATGATCCCAATGGGTTTACACCAGCCTATCATATGACTGGTGGAACTATTAGACCTGCCCAAATGAGAATCGCTAGTGCGACAAATGCTTCTATTTTTAGTGGTGATGTTGTCAATCTATCAAGCGGTTATATCATTCAGGGTACGGCTACTGGTGCTCCTATTGGCGTTTTTGCTGGCGTTTATTACGAGGCAACTGACGGCACTCCTACATTTTCAAAAATGTGGACTGCAGACGTTGCTACATTAGGAAGTGCAGATGCCAAAGCCTACATTTATAACGATCCTGACATCGTTTATGAGGCTCAATTTACAGCAGGAACTCCTGCGGTAAGTTTTATTGGCAGCAAATACACTCTCACAACAACTGCTGGTAGTACATCTACTGGTCGTTCTGCGGAGGGCGTAACTGCTACTACATCTTCTGGCGTGGCCCTTTGTGTTGGCTTTGTGGATACACCGAGCAACTCAATTGCAGCTTATGCTAGAGCCTATTTTCGTTTCCCAGCTAATCCATTTGAATAAGGAGATAAGTAATGGCAATTAATCGAGCACAGCTCGTTAAAGAACTTGTCCCAGGCCTTAACGCTTTATTCGGACTAGAGTATTCCAGCTATGCTGATGAGCACACAATGATTTTCGATACCGAAAGTTCAGACCGTGCTTATGAGGAAGAAGTAATGCTCTCTGGATTCGGGGAAGCAGCAGTTAAAGGCGAAGGCGCTGCAGTTAAGTATGACACTGCCCAAGAAACTTGGACAGCTCGTTATACACATGATACTGTGGCTTTAGCTTTCTCCCTTACTGAAGAGGCTATGGAAGATAATCTTTATGATACCCTTTCTGCAAGATACACTCGTGCTCTTGCTCGTTCTATGCAACAAACAAAGCAGATTAAAGCTGCTAATGTGTTGAATAACGGATTTAGTAGTAGTTATCCAGGAGGAGACGGTAAAGAACTTTTCGCTACCGATCATACTTCTATAACTGCTGGTGACCTTAAGAACGAACTAAGTACGGCTGCAGACCTTAATGAAACATCTATGGAGCAAGCATTAATTGATATTGCTGGCTTTAAAGATGAGAGAGGTCTGAAAGTTAATGCTCAAGCACAACGATTAATTGTGCCGCCAGCATTACAGTTTATTGCAGATCGGCTGTTAAATACTCCAGGTCGGGTCGCAACTTCAGATAATGACATCAATGCAATTAGAAACATGGGAATGATCCCTGACGGCTATGCTGTGAATCATTATTTGACAGACACCGATGCGTGGTTTATTAAAACAGATATTCCTAATGGACTGAAGCATTTCGTCAGAACCGCAGTTTCCACTAACATGGAAGGCGATTTTGAAACTGGAAATGTACGATACAAAGCAAGAGAAAGATACAGCTTCGGCTGGTCTGACTGGCGTGGTATCTTCGGTTCTCCGGGCGCATAAAGAGTAATAACGCAAGTGAACTTATGGAACCTGTGATGTGGGGGTTTCCTACTCAACCCACATAACTTTATCTAGGGATAAATTGTCCTACAGACTGACCTAGCAGACAATGCCAAGACGGTAGGACTTATTTTTTTCGGGAGAAAAAATTATGGCAAAATCAACCTTTTCAGGTCCAGTTAGGTCACTAGCTGGTTTTATTTCCGCAGGGAACGCGGCTGTTGTGAGTCTTACTGCTGATACCTCAATAACAGTAGCGGCACACGCAGGAAAAATACTTCTTTGTAATGACGCAGACGGTAAATTTACACTACCTTCTATAGTTACAACGGCTCCAGGTGAAGACACCGACCCAAATCAAACTAATAATTTAGGGGCTCAATTCATGTTTGTTGTTGTTACAGCAGCTACAGATATGGACATCTTAACGGATGGCACAGACAAGTTTGTTGGCGGTACTTACACAGGAGTAACTGACGTAACAGGTAAAACCTTTATTTCTGGCGCAAGCAATGATGTTATAACTATGAACGGAACTACCAAAGGAGGACTTGCAGGAAGCATCGTAAGGTGTACTGCAATAGCTTCTGCGAAGTATTCAATAGAAGGAATTATACTTGGTTCAGGGACTTTAGTAACACCGTTTGCTGACGCTTAATAGGAGGTGACGCATGGCTAATACAGTCACAGGACCAACTAATCAACTAGATGGTGAGAAAAAACTCATAGTCTATTGCTCAGTGTATTCTGATGGAAGTGCAAGCAGCACGACTCTAGTAGATGTTTCGGCATTAAACACGTCAACATTAAACGGTGAGTCTTGCGCGCATGTTTCTTTAAACAAAATTTGGTACACCTGTAGTGGTGCTCCAGATGCACCTGCTTCTCTTGATTGGGACGCAACAACTGATGTCACTTTTTTAACATTGGCTTACGATAATTCGTTTGACTTTAGTGAAATCGGCGGTTTAGAGAAC